AATGACAACATATTCTGATTTGCGTCCGATGCTTAACATTAAATGTCCCAATGAAGAATTAAAAGCAGTCCTAAGTGTGCTGTATTCAAATATATTGAATGTTGAATATAACTTGTTTGGGTGGTCTCGAACCATGTGTAAATATGGAGACTTCTTTCTTTATCTAGACATCGATGAAAAATATGGAGTGCAATCAGTAATTGCGTTGCCAACTGGAGAAATCGAAAGATTAGAGGGCATGGACTCCACTAATCCGAATTATATTCAGTATCAATGGAATTCCGCTGGCATGACATTTGAGAATTGGCAGATGGCACACTTCCGTGTTCTAGGAAATGACAAGTATGCTCCATATGGTACTTCTATCCTTGAGCCCGCCCGCCGCATTTGGCGCCAACTTACGCTCATGGAAGATGCGATGATGGCATATCGCGTTGTGCGTTCTTCAGAAAGAAGAGTGTTCAAGATCGATGTTGGCGGTATCCCGCCACAAGATGTAGAACAATTTATGCAAAAAATTGTGACAAATCTTAAGAGGCACTCTGTTGTGGATTCCGACACCGGCAGAATAGATTTAAGATATAATCCAATGAGTATCGAAGAAGATTATTTCATTCCAGTTAGGCCCGGATCCGTTACAGATATTCAGAACCTTGCCGGCGGTACAAACACCACTCAAATTGATGATGTTAAATATCTTCGCGATAAATTGTTCTCAGCATTGAAAATTCCACAATCGTATTTGACGATGGGCGAAGGCGCAGAAGAAGATAAGACAACCCTCGCACAAAAGGATATTCGATTCGCTAGAACGATTCAAAGACTGCAGAGAGTCATTGTTTCAGAGCTTGAAAAGATAGGCATTATTCATCTTTATACTTTGGGCTTCAGAGGCGATGACCTTCTTAGTTTTAAGTTGTCGCTAAACAATCCATCAAAGATAGCAGAACTACAAGAACTAGAGCACTGGAAGCAGAAGTTTGATATTGGTGCCGCAGCCACTGAAGGATTCTTTTCTCGTCGTTGGGTGTCAGAGCATGTCTTTGGAATGTCTCAAGATGACTTTATTCGTAATCAACGAGAAATGTTTTATGATCGCGATCAGGACGCCAAGCTACAACAGGTGGCAGAAGCTGCAGCAGCCGGCGAAACCGCTGGAATGCTCGGCGGCGACCTCGGCGGCGACCTCGGTGGTGATCTCGGTGGTGAATTCGGCGGGGAAGAAGCAGAATTTGGTGGTGGCGAAGAAATGCCCGCCGGCGAAGCCGGCGAACCAGAAGGCCCCGCCGGAGATGAATCGCCGCTATTGGCAGTTCCTCCTGGGTCAAGAAATGCGCCGCGCCTTACGCCCGGAGCGAAGGGGAAAGTATATCACCCCGTAAAGGTAGATAAGAGGCAATCCGGCGCCAGATCTCGATCATATGCAGCAAAACACTCTAAAGAAAAAAGTAGCAATACCATTCGCAATATAATGCCTGGCTATAGCGATCTGAAATCGTTAACCAAAATGAATGGCGTTTCTGCTGGTATTTACGAAGAAGAGCAATCTATTTATAATTTGAGAGAAAGCGCGGAAGAGGATAAGCTTTTTGAAGTAAATAATTCTGTACGTAATTTGTTACAAGACCTAGAGAAAAACCAAAATTTATTGACGGAGAAAAAAGATGAAGAACAGGCATAATAAAAAACGCAACATTGCGTTTGTTTATGAGGTATTAGTTAAAGAAGCGACTGTTGCAGTCTTAAGAGAAGAAAAAGAGAAAAAAACTAAAATTGTTAACTTGATTAGAAAACACTTTAATTCTAAGAGCTTGTTGTATAAAGAATTGATGTGTTATCGTTCTCTATATGAAAACCAAAACCTCGAGAGAGGCACGTCAGAAAAGATAGCTAAAGAAGCAAAAATAGCACAAAGGCTAATAGATCCCGATGGTCTTTTTAAACAACAAACAGATTTAATCAAGGACGTCAATAAAGAATTGTCCCCCCGCGTTTTTAATAACTTCGTGCCAAATTATAAAACCTTGGCAACAATTGCTCAATTATTTTCTCATAAGTTATCCCCAAAAGATACTGTTATTTTAGAAAACCAATTAATAGATAACATGACAAAGAAGCGAGAAGAGCAACAAGATATATCAACGATTGATGCTACCGTGATTAAAGAGTTTGTTACGAAGTTTAATGAGAAATATTCAGATGAATTGCTTCTCGAACAAAAAGAGCTTTTAGCATTTTATATATCATCCTTTGCAGACAACTCTTTGGAACTGAAAATGTTTTTAAACGAGGAAATAGAAAGACTAAAAAACAAGTTAATAGAAGCAAAATCGCTTGATGAGATTAACACAGATGAAAACATGGGAAACAAGACAGACAAAATTATTGATAAGTTGAATTCTTTTTCAAGCGCCACAATTAATGATGACGTTTTAGCAACCGTTATGAAGACACAACAATTAGTTAAGGAAATCTACGACGATGTCGATAGTAATTAGAGTTGGCGAAAAGGCCAACGAAAAAAAAGTCAAGCTTGAATTGAACCTGAGAAAAGGTATTAATGGTGATCTTCTAATCTTTGATCATGGAGACATTGACATAGTGTTGTCCCCGGCAAAAAGTAAGATTGTAGTTTTTCCGAAAGAGTCTACTGCTGATTTAGTGTACGGGGCCCAAAATAGATTATTTTCTTTTTTATATAAAAAAGGGATCGTGATCCCCGAGTCAATTCACTCCGGTGCATTTTTCGGCTCTATGGAAGCTACCTTGGAAAAGCCAGTATCCGAAAACGTGAGCGCCCCCAAGCTCGCACTGATTAATATTTCAAACTTTATTGCAGAAGAAAGGCCATATTTCGAAAATACCGATGCAATTATTTCGATGACTGACGATGAACTTATCCACCCTGATAAGGCAGACTCCACAGAACTGGGGGATGTCCCACAAAGCGTTGAGCAGGGCTCCATCAGACACGGCGTTATTCGAGATCCTTATTCTCTAAATTACATGTATACACTTTATTAGGAGTTTAAGTGGAATTATTAACATTTATATTGTGTGCCTATGGGCTCACACAGATTTTGGTTTATGGCAAGATATTTAATCGCTGGCGGCCCAAGAGCGGCCACCTTCGGAAGTTGCTTGAATGCCCAATGTGCATGGGATTTCATGTTGGGTGGTTTTTGATGCTACTTTCTCCGTTCACGGAACTATTTAATTTTGACGTAAGTGTTGTAAACTTCCTTTTATTGGGGTGTTTATCATCAGGAACATCATACGTATTAAACATGATTTTTGGAGACGAGGGGATAAAACATGAACACAAACATTTGGATACAAAAGTGGATGCTGCAGCCGGTCCGACATTGCTGTAAAGGATCTTAACTATGGGTAAAGTACTTCTAAGAGAATATTACGAACTATGCGAGGGCGGCATTTGCCAGGATCTTCTGACCGAAGATGAAAAGGCATATGTGTCTGCGGGTGGAATGTATCTTACTGGAATTATACAGAAAGCAGATGTTGTAAATGGTAATGGCCGCGTATACCCTCACGCTGTTTTAGAGCGCGAGATGAAGAATTACTCCAAGCTCGTCAAGGAACGTCGAGCATTGGGAGAATTAGATCATCCGGATGATTCAGTCATCAATCTTAAAAATGCTTCTCACGTGATTACCGAAGTGTGGTGGGAAGGCAAAAGCGTGATGGGCAAAGCAAAAGTGCTTGATACACCTTCAGGTAAGGTACTGCAGGAATTAGTAAGAGCCGGCGTCAGTTTGGGAATCTCCTCGCGAGGAATGGGTTCTGTGTCTGAATCGCAAGGAGGCACCATCGTCGAAGACGACTTTCAATTAATTTGCTTCGACTTTGTTTCTGAGCCAAGTACTCCTGGCGCATATATGATGAAAGAGGCAAAAGATTTGTCTGCTCCAAATATTATTACGAAAGCAGATAGAATTAATAGATTATTAAACGAGATATTAAGTGAAAAAAAGTGATTTAAAACAACTAATTAAGCCCGTAGTTAAAGAATGCATCCACGAAGTCCTTCTGGAAGAAGGTCTTTTATCGAATGTTGTTTCGGAGGTTATGAGGGGCCTGCAGTGCGCGCCCTTGGTTGAAAATAAGCGAACTGAGATCCCCCCGCAGCCGCAGAAGACGCCACCCAAAGCAACGACACAATTACTCGAACATCGAAAAAAGATGTTAGATGCAATTGGGAAAGATGCCTATAATGGTGTAGACTTGTTCGAAGGCACACAGCCGGCCCCAAGCCAAGAACCATCCCCAGGCAGCGTCGACTTAGGCAACCCTCGTGATCCTGGTGTTGATATTAGTTCAATTTTGGGTGATGCCTCAAAAATTTGGCGAGCAATCAAATAGGAGTGAATTTTGGCTAAAAAACCAGTCAACGTGTCAGTTGCCGCGCGAGAAACGCGCGGCAATATTGATAGAATGATTAGAAAATTTATTAAAAAAACCAAGAAAGAGAAAATCGTAGAGCAAGTTCGCAACCGACGATATTATGAAAAACCATCGGTTAAGAAAAAAGAAAAAAGGCGGAGAGCACTTAGGGCGCGCCAAAGAGAACAACAAAAAAGGTTAAAGGCCCAAGAAAGGCGCAATAGAAATAAGTAGAGACTATTTATATTGAAAAGCCCATTAAGACAGGAGAAACATCATGGCAGGAAGTTGGAATTTAGAAGCCGGTTTAAATCACGTTGGCGCATATCAAGTAAGTGGTCGCCCATATGTTAGTGGAGGCATCGATTGTAAGGTTGATGCTCGGTACCTTACCGACTGCGAATTTGTATTTCCATATGTTGCGCGCTGGTTTAAAGTAATCAACCATGACGAATCGAATGACTGCGCCGTTGGTTTTTCGATATCGGGGGTAACGGGTTCAAGCAACTATTTCATAGTTGGCAAAGCCGATGCCGCCGGCGGACATGGGTCGACTGATAGCGGAGTGCTTGAGTTGAAAGTGTCATCCATTGTAGTATCTGGTTCTACCAATGTAGATATTATTGCTGGTTTAACAACCATAGGCGCAAACCAAACATCGACCGGCACTCCTCCCGGCTCAGGTCCCAACTGGTCAGGTTCTACAGGGGTAGGATAGGCCCATGGCTAATTTTGGTTGGGCATATGTAGATTGCATGGACATCGGCCCCGATACTGCGGGGCCGACTGGTTCAGTCCAATTTTTAACGGGCACTAATTCTACTAGTGGTTCAGCCAGCTTCATGTATCATACTGCGGCCATCGGGGCAGCCCCGGATGGATATGCCGCCAGTACGCTAATACTTACAGGAACGTTGATTGTTTCTGGCACTATCTCCGCCAGCATGTATCATATTGAAGATATTGCGCTTATTGATGCAACCGGTTCTACCTTTTTTGGGAATAGTACAGATGATATACACTCTCGAACCGGCAGCCTTGAAATTTGGTCCGGCTCGACCTCAATCCTGAGCGCTAGCGCCTATAGTCAACAAACATTTGTGCGCGGCTTCGGCGGCATGTATACTAATGTTACCAGCAGCCATCATACCGCAGCAACTTCGGATTATATTTTGG